AACCCCCACGCTTAAACCTGTAAAACTAAATAGTAAAGCGCAAGCGTACGTAGATAAGTACGCAGGTAAGACAGCTATTAAAGAAGAGGCCGTTCCCGCTGATAGTAAAGACGATGTAAAGGATAAAGCGTTATTAAAGGGAGCGGGAAAAACTATAGGGTCAGAAAAAGGAGATACTGCTGGTAAACTTCTTACCCCCAAAGAAATGGATAAAAGATCGCAGGAAGTAATTGACAAGGAAGGAGTAGAACAGTTTGTAGAACCTAACCTACGCGTAGCCCCAAAAAACGAAACTTCAGAGCAGAAAGTAGAACGGCAACGTTTGCTAGCCGAAGAAGATCAAGTATTTGTTGACCAAATAGAAGACGTTCTTGGTGGCGCTAACACCTTTAGAGACTATTCAAAACTACCTGCAAGCTACATAAACGAGCTAGACGGTGTGGTTACTGCGGACATACAAAAACTAGTTAGGGAGGGTAAGCTAAAACAATCCCTAGTAAAGCTAGCCGCTAAGTCTACTGATAGCAGGGTTAAGAGAATAGCTAGTGTTTTGGCGGCGGCTGTAGGCACTGCTAAAGTTAAAACTGCCGACGGCCCTGATTCTTTTGTGTCAGCGGATGGTACGTTATACATAGCCGAAGGGCCAGTCTATATCCACACTTTACTGCACGAAGCTACACACTCAGCAGTAAACAAAATACTAGACAATAGTGGTCATCCAGCTACTAAGAAGTTAGAAACTTTATTTAAGCAGGTAAAGCCTCAATTAGGCACCGCGTACGGTGCGAAAGACGTTAAAGAGTTTGTTTCTGAGGCCATGAGTAATTCAGAGTTCCAACAACTATTAGCAGGATTAAACCCAGATAGTTCCCCTGTTAGCGCGTTAGATAGGTTCTTTAGGGCTGTAGCTAACTTTGTGCGTAGCTTACTTGGGGCTGATACTAAAGTTGTTGGTTCTGCATTAGACGCTACTGACCAAGCTATAATTCAGCTACTATCTCCATCTCCTGATACTAGGGGGGCAGGTGGCACCTACTCTAATGCTACTCGCGATGGAGTAGAAAAGATTCTTAAAGATTTAGATTTAGTGCAGAAGGGCTTCCCTGCTCCAACACCTAAGTTTAAGAAGCAGTTTGGGAAGGACGGCGCTACATGGTTAGATAGTGTTGAGTCAGCGGTTACTAAATTAGAAGCGTTGCAGTTACTAGATACGCAAGCTGTGGGAGATGTGGCCGAAGCAAGGGGCTACGGAGACCTAGGAAACGTCCTACATAAGGACATACAAAAATTGCGTGGGGCTATGAATGAGTCTGACGCCTACATAGGTGAAAGAGTAAAGCGAGTCGCTCGTTGGGCACAGAAAAACCCCGAAAAGAATAAAACTATGGGGGAGTTAATCTATAGTCAACAGTTTGGAGCTACCATACACCAAGTAGACCCAACTATAGGTACTACGAAAGACCCGTCTGCTGCCATAGAAAAGTATGCCTTTGATTCTGATGCCTTTAAGACATGGCAAGAACAGCGCGAAAGTTGGGATGCTTTAGGTAAAGACGGACAAGATATTTACGTGTACCTACGAGACACTTATAAGCAACAGTATAATCAGCTAGAACGTACGGTGACAGATCGTATGAACGACGTGCTTGGTAAAGAGGAGTCCGCCAGATTAAAGACTACAGTATTTGATAAGATGTTTGACAGAAATACCTTAGAAGTGTATTTCCCGTTAGTACGTCATGGCAAATATAAACTAGCTTATACACCTGCCGAAGTTGGAATTCCACGCGCAGATCACGAAAACTACGTGGTAGAGATGTTTGAGTCCAGAGACGAAAGAAATAAAGCCGAAGCCGCCGCTAGAGATAGTGGTGCTACTGACATAAAAACAACAGACGGAGATATGACTGCCGCTAACTTCCGGAACAATGCACCGGACGTAGGATTTGTTAACGACGTTCTATCAACTTTGACTAAAAACAACGTAGAAGATAGCGTACAGGACGAAGTAATTAACTTATTTATAAATAGCTTACCTGAAACTTCTTTTGCTAGGAGTCTGAAAGGTAGAACCGCAATAGCTGGTTATGAAAAAGACCCCCTAGTGGCTATGCGATCTAAGGCTTTTGATATTGGACGGCAGACACAAAGAATAGATTACTCAGGGAAAATTCGCGCTACAGAGGCTAAGATAAGGGAAAAAGCACTGGATTTATCGGTTAATAACCCTAAGAGTGGTACAACCTCTGCTATAGGTAACGAGTTGGTAGCACGCGCTCAGTTCGCCGTTAACGGTGCCTCTGACAAGCGTAAGGAGGGGGTAGTTAAGAACCTTAACCAAGTAGCATTTATTTATACTATTGGTTTTAACGCCTCGTCCGCTATTGTTAACCTTAGTCAGTTACCGTTAGTTGTTGGCCCTATGTTAGGTGCTGAGTTCGGACATACTAAAACAGGTAAGGCCATGACAGAAGCTATAGCTATGGTTAAGTCTTCTGGTAACACCTTACAGGCTTACTTTGACATGGATATGAACAAAGCAACTGGAGAATTTGAGTACACCTTGAAGAAAGACTTAGACCCTAAGATAGCCAAAGAGTTTAAAGATTATGAGGTATTGATAAACATGGCTTCCTCTCGCTCTTACCTAACGCAGTCCTATCTAGCAGATGCTATGGGGTTAGATGAGGGTACCCAAGCCTATGAGTTTTTGCGTAAGACATCGGGTGCAGAAGCATCGGGGCGTTTGGATCAGGGTAATAAAGTATCTAAACTTCTTAACAGTGTGTCTTCAGCCTCCGCTATTATGTTTAACGCAGGCGAGAAGTTTAACAGGCAAGTAACCTTAGTCGCGGCCTATAAATTATCTATAGAAAACATCCAATCTAGAGAAAAGGGTAAGAAAGAAGACGAGCGTATGAGTAATTCCGATATGCAAAAAGAGGCGTCTGAAGATGCTCTCTACAAGTCTATGGAGTACAACGGCGGTGCGGTATTAGAAACTGGCTCTAGAATATCAGCGGAAGGGGTTGGTCGTGTAGCGTTTATGTACAAGAACTACGGTTTGCGTATGTACACCACCATGTTTAAGGCAGGGATGAAGGCTCTTGACCTATCCTTTATGCGCCCAGCAAAAGAGACTACGGCACAAAAGGAAGAACGTCTGCGACAAAGAAAAATAGCTAGAGCGCAGGTGCGTGCTATTCACCTATCCTCTCTCTTAATAGCGGGCGTGCAAGGTATGCCTATATACGGTGCCGTTGCCTTTATAATAGGGCTAGGTCGAGACGATGATGAGGAAGATGCGGACACCGTAGTACGTAAGTACCTTACAGAAGGTTGGTATAAAGGGCCATTAGTAGATGCTCTAGGGGTAGACTTCTCAAAACGTGTTAGGTTAAACAGTTTAATATTTCAAGCTAACAGATACAGTAGAAGTGACTCCATAGAAGAAGATTTGTTTTATCATTTTGGTGGCCCCGCGTTTAGTACAGGTAAGCGTATGTTCCGTGCAGGTAAAGACTTTTCCGATGGGGAAATACAACGCGGTATAGAAAGCGCATTGCCCGCTGGACTCACTAACGTGTTAAGAAATAGTCCTATAGGTAGATACCAACAAGATGAGGCTATGGAAACTAGGCGTGGAGATGTTATATACGATGACTTAACTGCGGGAGACTTCTTTGCTGGTATGGTTGGCTTCCCACCTACAGGGTACACGTTTGCTCAAGAACAATCTAACATAGAGCAGGGTATAGACAAGGCTGTTGGAAGAGAAAGGTCTAAGTTACTTAAACAATACTATGTGGCGCGTAGGCAAGGGGATTACCCTGAGAGTAAGAAAGTGTTTAAAGATATGTTAGCTTTTAGTAAGAAGCACCCTAGCGCACGTATAAACTACGAATCTTTGAAGCGGTCTTACAAAGGACACCAACGTACCACAGCCAAGATGCACAATGGCACCACGTTAAGCCCTATGATGAAACGTGTTTTGGAAGAAGAACGTAATAACTACGACACGTCTAGTCTGTTTGATTAAAAAAACTCCCTGCCGCCTCGGAAACGAACAGGGAGTAAAGGGGTGAAGATTGCTATAGGGTTCGCCAGATACGAACTCCTAACTTGTTATCCTGTATTATAACTCTTATTTCTAATTGCCAACACTTACGCTTAAATATATTTTTGCACTGGTCAATAGCCTTTTGTGTATTTATACAAGGTACAAATACTGAGGCTCCTATCACCATCTTGTCCCAGTTAACTACGACCTTAATCCCATCAGGGTCTATATCATCTGTTTTAAGCATCGTCGGTATTGGTTAGCGGTACGGTGGAGCAGTCAACAGCTACCACACGAGATGGAGGTAATTGAGTAGACGTACCCTTAGTAAGCCGCATAGTCACGGACTTAGCTTTCATGTTACTGGTTAAGTCAGCTAAAAACGAAGAGTAGTTTATGTCCTGTGCGCCACACCACACTTTAAGTGGTTTAGGTGTAAGGTACAACATCTTTACATCTGTCTCATACCTACCCACTAAACGGACTCTAGGATCGACTTCAGGTATAACTAGTTCGTCTAGCCCGTTGTCTTGTGCGCTCCTTAAATCATCAGTACTGCGTATCTTCAGTATGCTACCCCAGTTATCATGCAGGTAGTTATTCAATGTCTCTTCCACGGTAGAACTCATATCACCTACGCTCCTTATATTTTCTTTTAGTAATCCTAATGAGTAATTCATTAGCTTCTTGGGTAGGTAAGGTAGTAGCCCTATACGCTTGGCTATCATAGCGCCAGTTATAGTACATGCTACTCCTGCCGACCAAAAACGGTTCTCTGCTTTCAATCCTGCTTCCTTATCTATTGCTGTCTGTACACGTCCCAACAGCAACTTAACTTCTTCTATATTCTCTATGACGTACTGTATGTAAATAATCCCTGCATGTCCGTACAACACCTCCGCGTTTTGCGCATGGGCATCGGTCAGATGCTTGGTTTCTGTCTCGTTAAACAACTTCTTAGCCTTAGTCTCCAACATCCTCTGTGCCTCCGCTTTCGGCATTGCTTTAGCCAAACTAACTTTCTCAATTATGCTAGTGTTACCTGTAGTTACAGTTAACAGACTCCAAGGTTCCCCCCTAGCACGTTCTGTGTTACCTCCACCTGCCATACGGTTCTTCTGCCTACCACCTGATAATTGATAGATCATATCGGATAGTTCGTCTGGTTTGGCGTTAGTCATCTCATCAATATACAGTGGCAAGTTATGGTACACCTCCCCACGTAACATCCTAGAATTTTGTGTGTCGTTCTTTTCAATGACTAGTTCTTTTGGCTTACCCCACACCGAAGCGCCTACGTACATAGCTGTTGTTTTACCTAGCCCAGACTCGGTGCTATGCACATGAAACCCCGAACATGCTATGGGAGACAGCGCCATTAGCGGAGAACCGAAGCTAGTCGCTACTATATACTGGTGCAACTCAAATCCGTCACGGTTGTAGAACGCAACCATTTCCTTCCACTCTTCTAACGTGCCTCTAGGTTCAAAGGCGTGAAACAAATCTCTAGTGGGAGTAGATGGGGGGTTTGATTCCGTACGGTCTGCAAATATTTCCTTGTCTCCTAGCACGAAAGATTTAAAGTCTTCTCCCGTCCAACCAAACTGCCTACGTGCGTGTTGAGTAGCCGTAGTAGCCTGTAACTCGTTAACCCATCTAGTCGTATAATTCATAATGTCATCCATCTTAGTAACGGCCACCCCATGTGTAGCCATATGCTTACGAAACTCCTCCTTTGAAGTAACCGCAGTAAGTGGGACAGTAAACTCTCTAACTCCATCTATAGGCAGATGAAGTCGCATGACTATACCCTCGCCTGATTCTACGTCTTGTATACGCTTAACTACGTATAAGTCGTTGTGATAAACCAGTCTCTCGTCTATGTCACCGTCTTCTGTCTTGGTACGTAGATATACCCCACCAGTAGCCCCACGGAAATAAGGTTTGGGGAATGGCGGTATGGTATACACCTCGCTACCCCCTGAGTCCGTTTCCAGTGACACTACATTATCTTCTTCATCCGCTTCTTTTATGCGTTGCCCTAGTACTATAGGAGAACCAATCTTTCCCCAGTGCTTACATTCTGTACACACATCGGGTCTGTTGTCGTTAAATGTCTCGCACCTGTGAACATGTTTAGTTGTGTCATACTTACTATCAGTTTCATCAGGATCGTAACCCTCATAACCTTTTGATATTTTATGTGCGCCCTTCCTACCACCATCCACACAGTGTTTAATAATAGACACAGCGTCAAACCATAGAGGCTCACTAACCTCGTTAGGTTTCTTTAGTACATGTGCTATCTGAGCACAGCCTTCGCCCTTACCAGTTTTAGCGATAATGTCAGTAAAGTAATTTTCCCTGTTACTGTATAGCCCTTGCACCACGGCGCTAAACTCTTCAACCATACGTTCGGGAACTGGTATCGAATCATATCCAAGCAGTTCAGAGAAAGCATCAAAGTTAACTAAACTCTGATTAGTGTTACCGAAGTACCCTACTTCCGTAGGGGGAGTAGTCTTGTGGTTATGCGTAGAAGGTATACGTAGTATCCTAGCCGCATCAGAGGTAACAGAATGATCGCAAACCAACCCATGCGTCTTGGTAAGAGCCTTTAGCCTAGTAGCCACAGGAAACCAATCATCATATATTATAGGCTCAGACAAGTTCCAGTATACGTGTACACCTCTACCAGAATTAACTAACACAGGGGTGGGTAAACTTAGAGTTTTGCAGAAGTCTTGTAGGGCTACTATGGCGTCTTCTTGTGTAAGATACCCCTTGTCTTCCTTTTCCTTAACATCTCCACAGTCTATATCAAAATAGAAAGACTGTAGCTTGTGTACGTTCGTAACCTTCCGTGAGGTAGGTTCTTTAAATGTTGCAAGAGCGAAGTAGCAATCATAGCCCTCTGTATTTAGTTCGTCCGCCTTATCTATTAACTGATCTACAGTTGAATAAAACTTCTGGTGTATGCGCTCAGTTTTTTTATTATGCGCCCAAATACAGTAGGTACCGCTGTTAGCTAAAGCTCTTTGCAAAAATGATTTAGTATTCATATCCGCATCCGAGAGGTAAGATAGCAGGGGTGCAGACGCACCCTTTTCGGAAAATTGTCCTAGCTACTGATTATTTAAGTTAGGGTGGTTAGGTTTCAACCGTCCCAATTATCAACTATGGATGCTAAGTCTTTGTCTTCTTGTTTTGGTGCTACGGACTTCTTCTTAGCGATTTTCTTTGGTTGTTCTACAGGGACTTCTTCTGCGGTATCATCTCCAAACAAGTCATCAGATACTACGGCAGGTTTTTGGTCAGAGTTAATTTGTGCTGAAGCTACGTTAGCAGTAACGGTTTCAAATGGGTTATCGCTATCCATCTCAAATCCATCTGCTACAACACCGAACGGTGAGGCGGCTTCCATAGGTAGGTACTTGATAATCTGTACAGCACGTAAGCGAATAGATACACCTGCATCACGCATGTTGTAAGGGTAGAAAGTAACCGCGACATTAGCGGTACTGCCTGTGGTTAGCTTAAAGTCTTCTGGTAACTCTTTACTCTTAGCATCGAACTGCTTCGGAGGGTTGGTAGCGTCCTTTCCGTATGCGGCTTTGAGTACTGCCTTACCTACAAAAGAACCATCCTCTTGCTTCTCGAACGGAAAGTCAATCTTCTCAGGCCAACCTTTCTCTTTAGCATTTTGGTAAGCGGCGTCCATCTGCCCATAGAGAGCCTTGGCTTGGTCTTTACCCATACGGAACTTAGTCTCGTATTTAGCGCCTTCATCAAATGGGTCACAAGGTACACTCTTGCCGTTTTCACCTGCCGCTTGGTCAAACTTATACGGTTGGTTAATTCGTGGGTAAAGTATTTCTACGTTTTCAATAATATAACTCATACTAATTTCCTTTACTGGTTGCGTTTAATTCAAAACCTTCTACGCTTGAAAATGGAGACTTAGGTTCCGCATACACATCCAAACTTATTGCCTTGAGTGTGTCGGGTTGGTTCTTTAACTCTGAAACCTTATGTATCTCATCTTCGTTTAATGCTCGTATCGGCTTAAAATAAAGTTTAGGGATCGAACTTCTCTCATCAAAATATACTCGCGTTACTATGCGAGTTGCTACAGAACCTCTACTAGACAAAAATTTAACATAGTCTTGCATAGGCATGTGTCCGTTGTTACCTCTACCGTATATAGACGTGGCAGGTAACTGTAATTGGTACACCCTATCTAACTGCTCTTCAAACACTACAGCTAGGCGTTGGGCAAACCTACAAGCGCGTCCTCGGTTACCGCCTGACCCACGTATGTTCTGTGGGCAATCCATGCAACGAACCGCTTGCTTATTCTCTTGTGGTACATCCTCAGAAGGTCTAGTCGTATCCGGTGACCAACACGTAGGCGCTGATGACCTGTTAGGGTCGTATGCATTCTCAAAGTATGAGCGTGATACCGGAGCCGCGTTAACTATTATAATATCCTTATGGGGGTTTCCTATAATAGCGGTTTCTAAATTATCCACAACAGAAAACTTACTACCGCGCAAACTAATTCGGCGCACACTACATATCCTCGTCGAATAACTCTTCTATACTAGTAGGTTCGACTTTATCTGCTAAGTAGCTAGACACCTTCTCTTCAGCTTCTTTTTGAACGCCACAACCTACAGTCTTTATAGGCTTTCTAACCATTAACGCGTCAGTAACATCCGAAATTTTAAACCTGTAGGTGGGGCCAGCTTTTACAAAGGCATGAGAGGGTATGTGCCCCTTACGTATCCAACTCCGTATGGTTGATACCGACACAGCGAAATGCTCTGCTAGCTCTTCCATAGGAACAAATTTTTCATTCTTTTTCATTATTTTTTCCTTACCGCGACTGCGTATTCTGAATCTACGTTAAGACCTCTAGGTACAAGGTCGGGGTTATCTTCTAAAAACTGCCGAACATTACCTTGGTTAAGGCGCTTGTCAAGGAACTCTGGTACTTCGTTCTCCATAACAAATTTGTACATAGACTCCCAATCACTAGTCCAGTACCTAGTCTTTACTGACCTATAAAACATACCTGCCGATGTCTTCACACTTTCTACACCTTCATCCTCGCAGTACTTGAGTAACGCTCTCTTTACTACCTCAAGGTTATCCGCAAGTCCAGAGTCCTTATCTTTAAACTCTGCCGACAGTTCCGCTCTCTTCGCCTTAATCTTTAAGTAAGTCTCGGTAAGTCTTTGTGGGGTTAAATTAGTACTCATACTTCCTCCAATCGTTAACGAGCTAGACACTTTAGTGGGTATTGGTGGGCTAGTCAAGTATTTCTTTGTAAAGATCGATCATTCGTGTGTGTACGTCCATTCTACTATCTAATAGCATATAAACGCGCTTTTCTACGTTAGAACCTTGCAACTGAACAATGGTGCATTTATGGTCTTGTCCCGATCTATGTACACGAGCGTTAGCTTGCGCGTAGGTTTCTAACGAACTTGTCGGCCCCCACCACACTACAGTGTTAGCGGCTGTTAACGTAACACCATGTGCCGCTGACTGAGGTTGTATTACCAACACCTTTGGATCATCTTGCTCTTGGAATTGTTTGAATATTCTAGTGCGGTTGGGTGCGCTTACATCACCACGTATTACTTCCGTGGATATCTTGTCTTCCCGTAGCTTATTAGTAAGTATGTCTATGGTGTGCTTGAAAGGTACAAACACTAATACTTTCTTACTAGACTCATCTATTACTTCGCGTAATACTTTATACCTATGCTTAATATCAAACTCTAAAGACCCACCGTTATCTGTATACACTGCACCACTAGATATTTGCAGTAACTTGTTCATGTTGACAGCCGCGTTTGCCGCAGTTATTTGTTCACCCGATGCTTGCATAACCATGCGATCTTTAAGTTCTTTGTAATACTTCTTCTGCTGACGTGTTAACTCCACCTCACGCTTAACGTACACCATAGGTGGTAGGTCAAGGCATTCATCTTTTGTAAAACGTATAGCAGGTTGTAACGCGTTGTATACCGTCTCTGTAGCAGTTTCTTGGGGTACCCATTTAAAGTTAGTAACCTTTCGC